GGCGAGAATGTTGACTTAGTTGTCCAAGCACTCAAGAAAATTGAGGCAGACATTCGTTCTCGCTATGACGATGTTGGCAATGCCATTGAAAAGCGTGTTGCTTCTATCAAAGATGGTCGTGATGGTAAAGACGGCAAGGATGGAAGGGATGGCAAAGATGGAAAAGCAGGTCGAGATGGCGCAAAGGGTGATAAGGGTGACGCTGGTAGAGATGGGCGTGATGGAGTGGATGGTGTTGATGGTGTTTCTGTTACCTCTGCTCGCATTGATTTTGATGGTAGCCTTATCATCGTACTCTCTAGCGGTGTTGAACTCAATGTTGGTGAGGTTGTTGCTCCTGACCTTGCAGAACGCATCAAAGTCATTACTAATGGTGGCGGTACTTCTCAGTCTATTCTTGATACTCTAGCCTCCCTACAGACCCAAATCAATAACCTGATTCCTAGTCAAACAGGAAACTCAGGAAAGTTCTTAACTACCAATGGTTCTGCCCTGTCTTGGGCTTCAGTTGCTGGTGGTTTAAGTTATCAAGGTACTTGGAATGCTTCTACCAATACTCCCACATTGGCAAGCAGTACAGGTACAAATGGTTACTACTACATTGTTTCAACTGCTGGCTCTACCAATCTAAACGGCATCACTGATTGGCAAGTTGGAGATTGGTTGTTGTTCAATGGAACTGTTTGGCAGAAGATTGACCAATCAGAGACATTGCAGTTTGTCACATCTGCTGATGCAAGTGTCACAGTCACAACCACAGGCTCAACTGCTGATCTTGCTGTTTACTCCTCACCAAGACTTGTTTCTACGATTCGCAATGAAACAGGTGCAACACTGACAAAGGGAACAGTTGTTTACATCAGTGGTGCATCAGGAAATAAAGCTACAGTCTCTAAGGCAATAGCAACAAGTGACTCCACTTCTGCTCAAACATTTGCTTTGGTTTTTTCTGACATCTCAAACAACAACAATGGCACTGCTATTTTGGCTGGTGAGATTACAGGATTAGATACATCTGCATTTACCGCTGGCACACAGTTGTACTTGAGTTCAACAACTGCTGGCGCATACACATCTACCAAGCAATATGCACCGAATCACTTGGTTTATATTGGTGTTGTAACTCGTAGCCATGTAAATCAAGGCTCAATTGAGGTCAGGATTCAAAACGGCTATGAGATGGATGAGTTGCACAATGTGTCTGCTCAAAATCCTACCGATGGACAAGTTCTTATTTACAATGACACCACAGATTTGTGGGAAAAAGCCAATCTGACTGCTGGAACAGCTATTGGTGTTAGTAATGGTGCTGGCTCTATCACGATTAACAACACAGGTGTGACTTCTGCTGTAGCAGGAACAGGCATTTCTGTCTCAGGTGCTACTGGTGCAGTAACAATCACCAACTCTGCCCCTGACCAAACAGTTGCGCTGACTTCTGGAACAGGAATCAGTACAAGCGGAACATATCCTAATTTCACAATTTCCAATACTGGTGTGACTTCAGTTGGAGTGGTAGCCCCTGTAGCTACAACTGGTGGTACAACACCCACAATCAGCTTGGCTAGTGGTTATGGTGATACGCTTAATCCTTATGCTTCTAAGACTGCAAACTATGTCTTAGCCGCACCTAATGGGTCTGCTGGAGTTCCTACATTTAGAGCAATCGTTGCCGCTGACATTCCGACTTTGAACCAGAATACCACTGGTACAGCATCGAATGTCACAGGTACTGTTGCTATTGCTAATGGTGGAACTGGGCAGACTACTGCAACAGCGGCATTCAATGCACTTGCACCAAGTCAAACAAGCAATTCAGGTAAGTATTTAACCACTGATGGTACAAATACATCATGGGCTACAGTTTCTGCTGGCGCATCATTAAGCAATGACACAAGCACCACAAGCAATCTGTATCCATTGTTTGCAAGTGCAACATCAGGTACGCCAACTACAGTTTATACAAGCAATGCTAAATTGCTTTATAAGCCTAGCACTGGTGAGTTGCAATCATCAATTCTCAATGCAGGAAATGGAATTGTTGTAAACAGTAAAACTGTATCTACAAGCTACACCATAGCATCAGGTAATTCTGCAATGTCTGTTGGTGCAATAACCATTGCATCAGGTCAATCAGTCACTGTTTCTAGCGGTAGTCGCTGGGTTGTTTTATAAAGGATTGAAATGGCTTCACTTGTTTTAACAGGGGATACATCAGGTCAGGTAACGATTGCCGCCCCTGCTGTTGCGGGTACAAACACGCTGACACTTCAAGCCGCCACTGCAACAAATGCTGTCAATACAAGAGGTACTGCTGTTGCGTCTACATCTGGCACGTCAATTGACTTCACAGGTTTGCCAGATTGGGTAAAGCGAATTACTGTGATGTATCAAGGTATATCAACCAATGGAACATCAAATTATCAGGTTCAAATTGGTGCTGGTTCTATTGTCACAAGTGGTTATCTTGGCACTAACAGCACAGTTGCATCAGCATCAGCATCAACTGTAAACATATCTGCTGGATTTATTATTTTTACAGGTGGAAACGCCGCCGCAATAAGCCATGGCATGACTGTTTTAACAACTTTGGGGTCAAATGTTTGGGTGGTAAATGGAACTTTAGGTAGAAGTGACGGAAACGTGAGTTATATAGCCGCTGGCTCACTTGCACTTGGCGGCACTCTTGATCGCATTCGCATCACCACTGTGAACGGCACAGACACATTCGATGCTGGCAGTATCAACATTCTGTACGAAGGATAATCATGTCAATACTTGTTTTAACTTCTGACACGCTGATTGGTACACCAGCCACAGGCAACATTGAATACAACGGACAGTTCTTTGGGACTGACAGCAATGCGTCTAGGGCGCAGTTGCAGAGGATTACGCAAGGCACTGCTGTTGCGTCTACCAGTGGGACATCTATTGATTTCACTGGTTTGCCAGCGTGGGTGAAGCGGGTGACGGTGATGTATAACAATGTTTCAACAAACGGCACATCGCCTTGGTTGATTCAACTTGGTGATTCTGGCGGTATTGAAAACACAGGGTATTTAGGTGGTTCTGGTGATAGAGGTGGTGAAGGTGCTTCAACAGCAGGGTTTGAAATAGTTTATTCTCCTGCTTCTGCAAGTGCTTATTCTGGTATAGCAACAATTGCTCTTGTTGACACTTCAAATTCTTGGGTAATTAGCGGAGTTGTGGCAATCAATGCGTCAGGTCAACCAAAGTTTTTTGCAGGGTCAAAACAAACATCTGCGACTTTAGACCGTATTCGTTTAACCACAGTAAACGGCACTGACACATTCGATGCTGGTTCTGTAAATCTGCTTTGGGAAGGCTAAACAATGGCAACAGTCATCGATGGTTCAGCAAGCGTAACAATCAACAATGGTGCGGTGCTGGGGATTACCTCTGGTACTGCGGTTGCCTCTACATCAGGTACAAGCATTGACTTTACTGGCATCCCCAGTTGGGTGAAGCGGATTACTGTGATGTTTAGTGGTGTGAGTACGAATGGAACGAGCCCAATTCAGATTCAATTAGGCGATTCCGGCGGGGTCGAAACAACAGGCTATGCAGGAGCTACCGGAACAGTGGCTACTGGCGGCACTGGCGTATCTTTGTATACTACTGGTTTTGCCGTTAGCAACATTTCGGCTGCAACAGTTACACAGGGTTCGTTTATATTTTCGCTACTAGGCAGCAATAGCTGGAGTTGCCAAGGTTCCGCTTTCTCAAGAAATGATAGTTTAGCTAACATATCAGGAACCAAAACACTTTCCGGCACACTTGACCTCGTCCGAATCACCACAGTCAACGGAACGGATACCTTTGATGCAGGCAGTGTAAATATCTTATATGAAGGATAAACCATGACACACAGAATTGTTGTTAATGTCCAAACAGGTGAAGTCACTCAGGTTGAGTACACACCTGAAGAACAAGCGGCACATGATGCGGCTGTAGCGGTACAAGCTGAAGCGCAAGCATTGGCAGAGGCACAGGCTTTGGCTGAAGCGCAATCGGCACAACAAACCACTCCACCAGAACAAACACCATGACCCCAGAACTACAAAAGTACTACGAAAGTAGGTTTGAAATGATGGGAAATCAGGGGTGGAAGGATTTAATTATTGATATTGACAATATGATAGAGTCACTCAATAATATAAGCGTAATTCCTGATGAAAAGACCTTGATGTTCAGAAAAGGTGAACTTTCCATCTTGACTTGGCTGAAAACCTTGAAAGAGGTCAGTGAACGAGCCTACGAGGAATTGAATGAAAAGAATGTATGAATTTGTCTGCGTAAGTGGACACAGAATTGAGAAATACTGTGATTATGAGACACAGGAAACTCAGTGTGAGTGCGGTGGTTCAGCCAATCGCACAATCAGCGCACCAAGCATCAACTTGGAGGGATGGTCTGGTCATTTTCCATCGTCATGGATGAAATTTGACAAGAAACATCGTGATAAGTTGGCGGCAGAGCGCAAAACCACAACATAAGCATTATGCCGTTGTGTATCCTAGAACCCAAAAGTGGCAGGAAAAAGGAAAAATATGTTGATTGATAACCCAGACGAGATGCAGAGTGAGTTAGACATTGTTGAGCAGAAAAAACTTGATTCAACAATTGAGCCAGCGTCAGATGACATTCCTGATAAATATCGGGGCAAACAGTTATCTGACATCATCAAGATGCACCAAGAGGCTGAAAAGCTGATTGGCAAACAGGCTCAAGAAGTTGGTGAAGTTAGGAAACTCGCTGATGAACTCATTAAGCAGAACCTTGCTGGAAAGTCTCAACCTATTAAAGAGGAAGAACCCGAAGTAGATTTTTTTGAGAATCCACAGGCGGCTGTTCGTAAGACTGTTGACAACCATCCTGATGTACTTGCGGCTCGTCAAGCAAGCCAAGAGTTCAAAAAGATGCAGATTCAGCAAAAGCTGGCGCAAGAACACCCTGATTTTGCTCAGATTGTTCAAGACCAAGACTTTGCGAATTGGGTGAAATCTTCACCTGTTCGCATTAGCTTGTATGCAAAGGCTGATGGTGAATATGACTATGACAGTGCTAACGAATTGCTATCCACCTATAAGCAATTGCGTGGTGTTAAGGCAAAACAGACGAGCGAAGCAGGGGAAACCCAACGCAAGTCAAACCTTAAAGCCGCATCGGTTGATGTTGGTGGTACTGGGGAATCTGGAAAACGAGTCTATAGAAGGGCTGACCTTATTCGGCTGAAGATGCAAGACCCTGCAAGATACGATGCCTTGAGTGATGAAATCATGGCGGCATACAGTGAAGGTAGGGTCAAGTAACCTTAACTTTTGATTTTTTGGAGAACACAAAATGGCAACAGCATTTTCCCCTAGTGGTTCAGTAACCACAACCACAGCGGCTAATTTTATTCCTGAGATTTGGTCAGATGAAATCGTAGCCGCCTACAAGAAAAACCTCGTGATGGCAAACTTGGTTATGAAGATGAACTTCAAAGGCAAGAAAGGTGACACTGTTCACATTCCTGCACCTACTCGTGGTTCTGCTTCTGCCAAAGCCGCTGAGACAGCAGTCACTTTGATTGCCGCCACAGAGTCTGAAGTCCAAGTGTCTATCAACAAGCACTATGAATATAGCCGCTTGATTGAAGACATCGTGGAAGCACAAGCTCTGAACTCTATGCGTCAGTTCTATACCTCTGATGCTGGTTACGCCTTGGCTCGTCAAGTTGATACCGACTTGATTCAGTTGGGTCGTTCCGCTAATGGTGGTACTGCTGGTTCTGCCGCATACGCTGCCGCCTATATTGGTGGTGATGGTACAACTGCTTATGTTGCCGCAAGCAACAATGAGTCAGCATTGACCGATGCCGCTATTCGCAGAACTATTCAGCGTTTGGACGATAACGACACCCCAATGGATCAGCGTTTCTTCCTGATTCCTCCTTCTAGCCGTAACACTTTGATGGGTCTGGCTCGCTACACCGAACAAGCATTTGTCGGTACTGGTGATGCTATCCGCACTGGTGAAATTGGTAATCTGTATGGCATCCCTGTCTTCACTTCTAGCAACGCAGATACCACTTCTGGTTCTGGTGCGGCTCGTGTGTGCTTGATGGGTCATCGTGATGCTATGGTCTTGGTTGAGCAAGTGGGCGTTCGTTCACAAGTTCAATACAAGCAAGAATACTTGGCAACACTGTTCACAAGTGACACTCTGTATGGCGTAGCCGCCTTGCGTAGTGCCGCTTCTGTTGGTGCGGCTAAGTCTTCTGCTATGTTTGCTTTGGCAGTTCCAGCCTAATTGCAGTTGTCCCCCCTGCCCTAGTGGTAGGGGGTCTTTTTTAAACTAAATTAGGAGTAATCAAAATGGCAACCGCTTCAGCAGTAGTAACACGCAGAGGAAATGACCAATTCCGTGGCTTGTTTTCAGACACTTGGGCTGTCAAATGCACATTGAATCCCGGTTCTTTGGCAGATGGCGTAGGTGAAACCGATGATGTGACAGTTCCCGGTGTTGCCTTGGGCGACATGGTAATTGGAGCATCTTTGGGCGTGGATTTGGTTGGCATCACTGTCACTGGCTATGTCAGTGCCGCTGATACTGTCAAATTCCGTATCCAAAACGAGTCAGGTTCAACTGTGGACTTGGCATCTTCTACTATGCGTCTCGTAGTAGTTCGCATGGTTTAAGTGATTGGGGGGCTAGTCCCCCCTTTCTTATTTTGGGGGTTTTATGGCTACTTTTAAGTGTCTGCAATCAGGCAATCTTGTGACTTTTCATAATCAAGTTGACATTGATTCGATGAAAGGTCATCAAGGTTATGTGAGGGTAGATGAAGTAGAAGTAACCATAGAATCTGTAGAATCAGAAATCAGAACAGATACCGCCTTTCGTGCGCCTGTCATCCCCACAATTAAGCGTATGGGAAGACCCAGAAAGGTAGTTTTAAATGTCTGATGAATTTGGCGCAAGAGACTTTGGCAAACTAGAGGCTCAAGTCGAGGCTTTACAGAAAGAAATGCACATTCTTAGTGCAGATGTAAAAGCCTTACTAGAACTTGCCAATAAGTCAAAGGGAGGCTTTTGGATGGGCATGACCATAGCCTCATTTGCTGGTGGCGTGATTACTTTCATTGCCGATAGGTTGTGGAAATGAAAGAAGGACTCTTATCAGGTCAAGTCTGTCCATTGCCTACTCAGGACATCGAACTTAACCTTAAGAACCGCAACAACGCTTTCAAGAACTTTGGGTATGGCGCACCAGACCCCAATCTTCCAAATCATGCGTTTTGGCTGAAAAAAGCCAAGATGTACAACGCTACTGTTGATGATGTCAAACAGATGCGTTGCGGTAACTGTGCCGCATTCATTCAAACCCCAAAAATGATGCAGTGCATCAAAGATGGTCTAGAAAAAGGTAAAAGCTCAGAAAATGAGCTTGATTACGATCAGCAGTTTATTGATGCCGCTGATCTGGGATTTTGCGAGTTATTTCACTTTACTTGTGCCGCTTTGCGTACCTGTGATGCTTGGAAATCTGGTGGTTCAATCAAGAAAGACTAAGGAGAAACCCTATGAAGAAACCCACAATGGCTCAGAAAAAGGTTGGAAAAGTCATGCACGAGTACAAAGAAGGAACTTTGCATTCAGGCTCTAAAAAAGGCAAAGAAGTGACTTCTCGTAAACAAGCAATTGCTATTGCTCTGTCTGAAGCAGGAATGTCCAAGCCAAAAAAGAAGATGAAATGAAGCAAGGACTCTACGCCAACATTCATGCCAAACAAGCCAGAATCAAAGCAGGGTCTGGCGAGAAGATGCGTAAGGTAGGTAGCAAAGGTGCTCCTACTGCTGAAGCCTTTAAACAGGCGGCAAAGACTGCAAAGAAACCTAAAAAGGTGAAGTAATGAAAACTCCAGCTTGGCAACGCTCCGAGGGCAAAAATCCCAAAGGGGGATTGAATGCCAAGGGGAGAGCATCTTATAATGCAGAAACTGGTGGCAACTTGAAAGCACCAGTAAAGTCGGGGGACAACCCTCGCAGAGCAAGTTTCTTGGCTCGCATGGGCAATATGGCTGGTGCAGAGTACAAGGATGGTGAACCGACAAGACTGCTTCTTTCGCTGAAAGCATGGGGTGCATCCTCAAAGGCTGACGCAAAGGCAAAAGCTAAAGCTATATCCGCAAGGAACAAAGCGAAGGCAAGCAGATGACATACTTAGAACTTGTAAACGATGTTTTAGTCAGGTTACGAGAAGAAACAGTTGCTACTGTTTCTGAAACTACTTACTCGTCTCTGATTGGTAAATTTGTTAACGATGCAAAGCGTCAGATTGAAGATGCCTTTGCATGGAATGTGCTTGGCACAACCATTACTCTTAGCACTACATCAGGCACATACTCTTATGCTTTGACAGGTGCTGGTCAAAAATTCCAAGTTCTTGATGTATTGAATGTCACAAGCAACATTCGCATGAAGAACATTGATTTTGCAACCATGAACAGGTTTCAGAATTTCTCTACTCCTGTTAATGGAATCCCTGCCTATTACGCATTTGATGGTGTTGATGGTAGTTATGACACAAAGGTCACAATTTATCCTCGTCCTGATGGCGTGTATAGCATTCCATTTAGTCTGACAGTTCCTCAAGCCACATTGTCTTCTGACTCAACTGTTGTCAAAGTTCCTGACACATTGGTTGCTCAGAATGCTTATGCTCGGGCTTTGGTTGAGCGTGGTGAAGATGGTGGTCTGTCTTCATCTGAGGCTTATTTACTCTACAAAGCCATGCTCTCTGATTACATTGCATTGGAAGGCACACGCTATCCTGAGAATCAGGAGTTTGTTGCGATATGAGCCAACCTATTCAGACTTTCAGCATCTCAGCCCCAGGTTTTTATGGGCTGAACACTCAAGACTCGCCTCTTGATTTGAATGCTGGATTTGCATTGGTTGCGACTAATTGCATCATTGACCAATATGGTCGTATTGGTTCACGCAAAGGATGGTCAAGAGTTAATTCTTCTTCTGGAAACCTTGGCGCAAATGATGTCAAAGTCATTCATGAATTGGTACAAGCTGATGGCTCTTTGACTGTATTGTTTGCTGGAAACAATAAGATATTCAAGTTGGGTTCAGGTAATGCAGTGACTGAACTCACCTATGGAGGTGGGGGTACTGCACCAACTATTACTGCAAGCAATTGGCAGTGTGCATCTTTGAATGGCATTACCTATTTCTTCCAAACCAACCATAACCCATTGATTTATGACCCTGCTGTATCGACTACGACATACCGCAGAGTTTCAGAGAAAACTGGTTATGCCGCTACAGTTCCTGATGCTGACATTGTGATTTCAGCGTTTGGTCGTTTATGGGCGGCTAATACATCATCAATTAACTCTACTGTTTACTTCAGTGATTTGATTTCAGGTCATGTGTGGTCAACAGGCACTGCTGGCTCATTGAATGTAAACAATGTGTGGGTGAATGGTGCTGACCAGATCACTGGTTTAGCGGCTCACAATGGTTTTTTGTTCATCTTTGGTAAGCGTCAGATTCTTGTTTATCAAGGTGCAACATCTCCATCAACCATGTCAATCAGTGACACTGTTGAAGGCATTGGTTGCATTGCTCGTGACAGTATTCAAACCACAAGCACTGATGTGTTGTTTTTGTCAAACTCTGGTGTCAGATCGTTGATGAGAACGATTCAAGAGAAGTCTGCGCCTGAAAGAGACTTGTCAAAGAATATTCGCAATGACTTGATGGGTGCTGTGGCTGGTGAGACATTGACAAACATCAAGTCTGTGTATTCAGAGCGTGAAGCCTTTTACTTGTTGACAACCCCTAGCATTGATACAACTTGGTGCTTTGATACCAAAGCCTATTTGCCTGATGGTTCTGCAAGGGTGACTACATGGGATTCAATCACGCCTAAGTCTTTCTTGTCTCGCAGAGATGGAAGTCTTTACATTGGCAAGAATGGGTACATTGGTTACTACAACACTTATCAAGATTACGATACTTCATATCGTATGTTGTATTACACAAACCATGCTGACCTTGGTGACCAGAATGTGACTTCAATTCTGAAGAAGCTGTCAACAGTGGTAATTGGTGGCTCTAACCAAGTTGTGACATTCAAGTGGGGATTTGACTTCAAGACAAACTATTTGTCTGCAAGTGCAACCATTCCAACTCAGAATGTCTATTACTATGGTGTGGCAGAGTATGGCGCAAATGCCACAACAATTGCCTACTATTCTGATGGTGTTGCATTGCAAACATTGACAGTTCCTGCAACTGGAACAGGTAAGGTTGTGCAAACAGGTTATGAATCAGACATCAATGGTTTTGCCTTGTCTATTCAGAAGATTGAGATTCAAGCCAAAAATGGCAAGATGAGTTAAAGGAGAATTATTGTGACTGATTACACCAAGAGTACGAACTTTGCTACAAAAGACAATTTGTCTTCTGGCAATCCATTGAAGATTGTCAAAGGTACTGAGATTGATACTGAATTTAACAATATTGCGACTGCTATTGCAACCAAGGCAGATTTGGCAAGTCCTACTTTTACTGGTACGCCAACACTACCAACAGGAACGATTGCAACAACTCAGAGTTCTGGTAATAGTTCAACAGCTATAGCAACTACTGCTTTTGTTCAAGCGGCAATTGCTTTGTTATACCCAGTAGGTTCAATTTACACAAATGCTTCTGTTAGCACTAACCCAGCAACATTGCTTGGTTTTGGCACATGGACTGCATTTGGTGCTGGTCGTGTCATGGTTGGTTTTGATTCAGGCAATTCGTTGTTTGACACTGCTGAAGAAACTGGTGGTAGTGCAGATGCAATTACTGTCAGCCACACTCACACTGCAACAGTCACAGACCCCGGACACTTACACACACAAACAGAATATAACCAGCCCGGTATCGGTAATGCTGGTGGTGGTGGCGCACGAGTTAATGCTGTTACAGCAAATACTGGAAGTGCTACTACTGGCATTAGCGTGGCGATCAGTACAACTGGTTCAAGTGGCACAAATGCTAACTATCAGCCGTATATTACTGTTTATATGTGGAAACGCACAGCATGATGATGCAAGACCCTGAATATCGCATTATTCATCACTTCAGTGATGGGTTGTATGCCAAGGAGTCATTCTTCAGTGCTGGAATGAGCATCTTGAAGCATACGCATGACTTCAGTCATTTGTCGATATTGGCTCATGGGAAAGTTGCTGTATTGCGTGGTACTGAAATTGATATTGTTTCTGCGCCAGCGTGTATTGAGATCAAAGCAGGGTTGACTCATGGTGTCAAAGCAATAACAGATTGTGTTTGGTTTTGTATTCATGCCACTGACGAAAAAGATGCGTCTAAAGTGGATGAAATTTTGATTAAGGGAGAATAATTATGCCGTGGATTGCTGCTGGAGCATCATTACTTGGTGGATATTTAACGAGTGAATCAAATAAAAATGCGGCTGATACTTCTGCACAAGCACAACTTGAGGCGGCAAGAATAGCGGCAGATGCGGCTAGGTTTCGTCCTGTTGGTGTAACAACTCGTTATGGAGGGTCAAATTTTAAATTTGATTCAAGTGGTAATTTGACAGGTGCTGGTTATACAGTTAGTCCTGAGTTAAAAGCATATCAAGACCGATTACAAGCTCTTACAGGCAATGCATTATCTCAAGCAGAGATGGCACAGCAACAGTATGCTCCGCTTCAGCAAGGGGCTACAGGACTGTTTAACTTGGGTCAACAGTATTTGGCTCAAAGTCCTGAACAAGTGGCGGCTCAGTACATGGCAAAACAGCAAGATTTGCTTGCGCCTAGCCGTGAGCGTCAATATGCTCAGTTGCAGAATCAGTTGTTCCAAACAGGTCGTGGTGGTCTGTCTGTAGGTGCTACAGGTGCTAGACCAAGTGGTGCGGCTGGTTTGGGTGCAACAACTCCTGAAATGGAAGCCTATTACAACGCATTGGCGCAACAAGATGCGGCATTAGCGGCTCAAGCACAACAGGCTGGTCAGCAACAGGTGGCATTTGGCACAGGATTGCTTGGACAGGGTGCTGGACTGCTTGGACAGTATCAAGCTGGTCAAATCGGTGCTTTGACTCCATTTACAACATATTTAGGTGCTGGTTCTTCTATTGAAGACCTTGGTCAAAAATCATTAGATATTGGCGCTCAATTAGGCGGTCGTTCAGCAACTGCTGGGCAAAATGTTGGACAGTTCTTGTATGGCGGTGGAATAAATGCCGCAAGAACAATACAAGGTGGAGCGGCTGGAAGTGGATTTGGTTCTGGCTTAATGGGATTAGCTAATAATCCAAAAATTACTCAAGGCATATCTGATTGGTGGAACAACAGGAATCCTTATGTAGCAAATACATCAGCTTTTGATTATGGTCAGACATCAGGTTGGTCTGATGGTAGCCCAGTGACTATGTTTTAAGGAATAAATCATGGCGACACTTTTCTCTGAAGAAGTTTCTTCAACACAAATACCAAATGTATTGGTCAATAGACAGCCAAATGCATTTCTTGCAGACAGTATTGTTGACCCATCTGTTATTCCAATTGACCAGTCATTAAAACTCACACCTACTTCGTATTTGCAAAATCCTATGGTGTTTGAGCCAATGAAGTCTGCACAACAACCATCTATTGTTGGTGGCTTGTTTAATCCTGAGTTGCGTAGTGCCGCAGAAATGGAATATTTGCAAAAACGGCAAGATGCAATGAAAAATGAAGCAATGGCTTTTGCTCAACTGACTCCAGCACAACAAGCACAATTTGGCTTTTATCGTGGTGGTCAACAGTTGGGAGATGCTATTGGTGGTGCTTTGGGAGGTCAAGACCCTCAATTACGCATGATTGGGTTACAACAGCAGATTTTGAGTGAACTTGACCCAAGTGACCCGCAACAACAATTAACGATTGCTCAGAAGTATGCAAGGGTTGCTCCTGAATTAGCTATGAAAATTGCTGATTCTGCTCGTAAATCACTGTCTGAATTGGCATTAGAAAAACAACGCACTGCTGAAAAAATGACTTCTGAACAGCGTAATGCTTTAGCTTATGCTGATACTGTTGGAGCAAGAGGAACGCCAGAGCATACTGAAGCATTTAAGAGTAGATTAGAACAATTAAGTGTAAAACCAGAAGCTACTTCAACTGAAATGAAGAATGCCACAGCACTTGCTGATTCTGTTGCCAAACGAGGAACTCAGGCTTGGAATGATAAATACAACTCTGAGTTGATTCGATTAACAACAAAAGAACCAAAAGAAAGAAATATTGCTTTTGGAGCAGAAGCAGAAAGAAAATCAAAAGCAATGTATGGTAAGCCTTATGCTGATTTAACTCCTACTGAAGCTGGATTGGTTGATAAGGCAGTTGAAGCATCTGAACAAGCAAAAGCTAAAGCGGGTGCAATTCTTTTGCCGGGTCAACCAGTTGCTCCAAAAGATTGGCTTTCATTTAGTTCGCAAATTAGTAAAGACCCAGTAATGGATAG